CAGTAAAAATTGATGACATTGAAAAGAAAGTCGACGATAATGCTCGCACCGTGAGTATTATAAATAGGTTAGTATATGCGGCTGTAGTCGCAGCCGTTGGGACTTTTGTGGCCCAAATGTGGATGTAAGGAGAAAGAAATGAAATCTTTAATCGAAAGTGTTAGGGCCACACTTGAAGAAAAGGCTCAAAAAGACGAAGGTAACGCTTTCACTGCAGCACTCATGGCAGCACGAAAAGCAGGCGATGATACTTTTGTTGTAGGCGGTAAAACATATAATTGTGAAGATTATGACGAAGAAGGTAAGCTGAAAGAAGCTATGGATCCTGTCGGTAAAGAAGATGATGACATCGACAACGACGGTGATGTAGATAAATCAGACAAATATCTGAAGAATCGTCGTAAAGCAATTAAAAAGGCTATGAAAAAAGAAGATGAGCCCGAAGGCGAAAAGGGTGAGACTGCTACAATGAATCCGAAGAAAGAAACAAAAGAATCTACAATTCGTAATAAGTTAATGTCTATCTGGGAAGATGCAGCAGGTGCTAAGCGTAAGAAAGATCAGAATCGCGATGAGCAACCAACTGATCGTAACGCATCTGCAAAGAAGATGAAAGACGGACATCCTATTGATGACAAAAGTAAGCTTTCTAAATATGATGATTTAGGTCATGATGATGCATCAAAAGCTGGTAGAGTTGGTCCATCGGCGTCAGGCGATGAACACATGAAAGGTGCAAATATAGGCGACAAAGCTATTATTAACAAAATTGCAAATGCATATAAAGGAATGAAAAATGGCAATTAAAGCTCCTGGGTGGTGTCATACCGCAGTTCCAACTGTACGCGGTTGGGTAGATCCTAACACTGGTGAACTTCTCAAGTCTGGTAAGTTTACTCAAGCTCAAATTGATGAGTGGCATGGTATACCAGCACATGAAGAAATTGTAATTGAAGCAACTCCAGAACCAGAATTCTTAACAGAAGAAGGTGATGACGAAGAGTATGATTACTATGATCTTGGTGCTATGACAAAGCCTGAGCTGGTTGAACTTGCCGAAGAGTTTGAAATTGATACGGCCGGTATGGTTAAATCTGAAATCATTGAAGCTCTCGAAGAAGTTATGGAATAGAGTTGAATATATAACTTTATGATGATATTTGATGAACTCACGGAACAGAATGTTCTACTCTATGCTGCAAAGCATTATTATAAACCTCAGTTCTCTGATATTGAAGAGTTCTACGAGGATTTGAAAAGATTTAAATATATTAAGAGATTGCTTAATCGCTATCTTGAACAGGGTGAGCTTGCCGAAAGATTGATACTCAATCATTTGATTGTGATATTTAATTCTTTCGGCATTGAAGCAGCCCTGAATATTTTAGATTTGAAACTTGATGATAAACACTGGCCAGTGATAAAACCGTTTTTAGTTTATCTGAGATATATTAAAGACGATCAATATACTGGAATTCAAATGGACCAGCATGTAATTGACGTATTAAGGAAGATATAATGGGAATAGTAAAAAGAGCTGCTGATCTTGTGTATACGTTTAGGTTCATACGTATGCTTGTTCTTGATTGGAAAAGTTGGGACGCATATAAAGAAGGCTTAATCGACGAAGATGGAAAAAGGATCAAAGGCGTTAAAATTGATTCCGATGCAAAAAGGAATGCTTACACTCCTTTCATTCGTCTTTGTGCTAACATTAAGCGGTTGCTCTCTAAAATCCCTGGCGGAGGATCGAAGTTGGGATCTTTTGCCTCAGCTTTGTTTCTCATTAAAGAAAAATACTCACTATCCGACAGTCACCTTGAAAAAGCAATGCAACGGTGCGGGGTAGACGTTTTAGATTTTCTTAATGAAGAGAATCAGTGGTTTATATTAGAAAACAAACAACTGTCACCGGGTATGTATCGTGTAAGAGAAGCGAAGATGCTTAACTCTACTCATGAAGAACTTGTAAGAGCAAAAGATCAAATCAAAGTATTTGAAGATTCATATCCAGTTGGCGATGTTTTTGGTCTAGATGTTTATGAAGCAATTCATGTCAAAACAAACCAAAAGGTATATGTCACAACAAGCGAGATTTACAAATGAGTTTATGGGCAAATATTCACAAGCGTAGAGCATCAGGAAAACGCATGCGTAAAAAGGGTGAGAAGGGTGCACCTTCACCTGAAGCAATGGCTCAAGCAAAAGCAGCTAGTGAGGAAATGACTACGACTGCATCTATTCCTAACCCAGCTGATACTGCTATGGGTCCAAAGTTTACTTCAACAAATGTGATGGATCGTAGAAAAAAGAAAAAACCAGCTCTATTAAAAAGATTTTCTAAATTTGTAAAAGATGCTTAAGGTCTATCTTCTCATCATTGTGCTTGGTATTCTTGGCGGTGTTGGATACGCAGCCAAATACTATTATGACACTACACAAAATACAATCGCTACACTTCGAGAAAATAACGCTCAATTAGAAGTAGCGATACAGACTGCAGAAGAGAGTGTTAATACTCTACAGGCCACTATGGTCAAACAAGCAGAATTAAATAGAAATCTACAAAGTAATTTACAAAAGGCTGAAGCTTATGGAGATAGCCTTCGTAATAAATTACAGCAATTAGATCTGGTAAAAGATGCATTATTAGATGCGGCTAAATTGGAAGGAAAGATGAATGGTGCTACAGCGAATATATGGCGCGACATTACCGTTGATACTGGTGGTGATGACTACCCTATTCCTGACTGGTTGCAGCGGTCTCGAGAAAGAGCCGGAATTGAAAGTCGTAACCAAGATAGAGAAGACAACAGTACCAGTAGTGGCGAGACCGAAACCAGTACAACTGAATGATGTAAAAGTTTATGTAGTTAATAAAGAAAACTACGAAGATTTTGTAAAAGAATTCGAAGAAGAAAACGGACAACTTGCATACGTTGCTTTGTCTATGAGAGACTATGAAAATCTTGCATTGAACGTAGCAGAACTTAGAAGATTTATCAATCAATCGATCGATATTATAGTGTACTATGAAGAAGCAGTGACTGACGACAAACCTGAGGAGAAAGTCGAAGATGGAACTGAATCTGGAGAAAGCAAATAAGTTTGCAATGATGGCAGAAAATGCCTACAAAGACGATGACGCAAAAGAATTATATCATGAACTTGGATATGACAACCACGTATTTTTAGAAAACGATGGTGCACAATGTCATATCGTATGGAACAAAGATGAAATAGCATTATGCTTTAGAGGTACAGAACCCGATGAATTATCGGATGTTCTCGCCGACCTGAATGCAATCCCAAGAAGATCTATGACAGACGGTTGGGTTCACAGTGGTTTCCGCGGTGAGCTCGATAAGTTATGGGATCATATCCATGCATTTACTGAAAAGCACAAAACAAAAGAACTTTATATTTGTGGTCATTCATTAGGTGCAGCAATGGCAACACTCGCCGCATCACGACTTCCTCAGACCGAAGAGCTTTATACATATGGGTCACCTCGTGTAGGTACACGCTCATTTGTGAAAGCTATGAAGGTAACACATTGGAGGTTCGTAAATAATAATGATATCGTTACAAGAGTTCCTTTGGCTCTCATGGGTTACAAACATTGTGGTAATTTGTGTTATATTAATCATTATGGAAAAATACGGAAAATGACTTTGTGGCAGAGAATCAAAGACAAATTTAGAGGTTACAGATCAGGACTACTTGACGGAGCAAAAGATCATAACATGAGTAATTATGTCCAGTACACAATCGTGGAGGGCTAAATGATCGAAAGATTATTTGAAGATACATTATGGATATATACAGCTATAGGAGGTTCACTAATTGGTGCAGCCTTCTTGGCTTATTTTAAAGATACGAGAGCAGGACTTTGGTGTTATGCTAAACTTGATCAGACTCTCGATTATCTTGTCGAAAGATGGGGGTTGACTTGGTTCGAGCAGCCGACCGACGCATGGAGAAAGAAGTACCCATATGTCACAAAGAAAATTGATGAACTTGAAAAAAGAATTGAGGAATTAGAAAATGAGAGAAACTCTACTTGAAGCATTGAAAGAACATGCTAAGGGACATATCGCAAAACATAAAGCAAACATAGAAGTATATTTAAATTCTACAACTGGCATTGGCGAGCATCCTGACATCATTGAAGCAATGGAAATGGAATTAGAACATATCGCAAAATACCAAGACCAACTTGATGTGATAGAAAAATATTTCAAATAATATTGCAATTTAATGGTTTACAAAATCCGTAAACTAATATATAATACTACAATCAAAACAATTTCAAATTAAACAACCTCAGTTCAGGGGCTGCAATGGCTATTACACCAAATTTCAAGAAAGATGACATTCTCGAAGATTATGCTATCGGAATGTTAAAAGATTTCTATTTGCGTGGTGAAGAAAAATCACCACAAGAAGGATATATCCGTGCTGCAGAAGCATGGGCAACTTACAAAGGCGAGACAGATTGGGAGCTCGCAGAACGCCTATATCATTACGTATCAAACAAATGGTTTATGTTCGCATCACCAGTATTATCAAATGCTCCAATTAAAAATCAGCCTGACAAGGGATTGCCTATTTCTTGTTTTTTGACGTATGTACCAGATACTTTAGAAGGACTCATATCTCATTCTTCTGAACTTCGTTGGTTGTCTGTATTCGGAGGTGGAGTAGGTGGACACTGGTCAAGTGTTCGCACAGTGTCAGATAAAGCACCCGGTCCTATTCCTTTCCTTCATACAGTTGATGCTGATATGATTGCATATCGTCAAGGTAAAACACGTAAAGGTTCTTATGCAGCCTATATGGATATTAGTCATCCTGACATTGTTGAGTTTTTGAATATTCGTATTCCGACTGGTGATGTACAAAGAAAAGCACTCAATATTCATAATGCTTTGAATATCACTGACGATTTTATGAAAGCTGTAATGGAAAATACAGATTGGGAACTAAAAGATCCTGCAAGCGGTGAAGTAACAGAATCAGTCAATGCTCGTAAATTATGGGAAAGAATTATCGAAGTTCGTTTCCGTACTGGTGAGCCATACCTGAACTTTATTGATACAGCGAATGCTGGTTTACCACAAGCTTTAAAAGATAAAGGATTGAAGATTCATGGATCTAATCTTTGTAATGAAATACATTTGCCTACGTCCGATGATCGCACTGCTGTCTGTTGTCTCTCTTCTCTCAATCTTGAGTTATACGAAGAGTGGAAAGATACCACTATTATCGAAGATCTTATTACGATGTTGGATAATGTCATCGAATACTTCATCGAGCATGCGCCTGATTCTATATCCAGAGCTCGTTACTCGGCTCAAAGAGAACGGTCTTTGGGACTTGGCGCAATGGGATTCCACTCGCTCCTCCAATCACAAGGTGTAGCATGGGAGTCTGAAAAAGCTCGTGAAATCAATGATGTAGTCTTTAATAATATTAAGAAGAAAGCGTTAAATCAAACACAAACACTTGCTGAACAGAGAGGAGAATATCCTGATGGCCCATCTACCGGTGTACGGAATGCACACCTTCTCGCGATCGCACCTAACGCAAGTTCTGGAATTATTCTCTCAACATCGCCAAGTATCGAGCCACTCAAAGCAAACGCTTACACACACAGAACAAGAGCAGGATCATTCCTCGTTAAAAACAAATACCTCGAAGAAATCTTAAATAAGTATGACATCAATAATGAGTCAACTTGGACTTCGATTATTACAAAGAAAGGTTCTGTACAACATCTACCCGAATTGAATGAACAGGAAAAGGCAGTATTTAAAACTGCTCAAGAACTTGATCAGGAATGGGTTGTACAACATGCTGCTGACAGACAAAAGTACATTTGTCAGGGTCAGTCAGTTAATCTATTCTTCCCAGCTGGTGCAGAAAAATCATATGTTAATAAAGTACATTTGAAAGCTTGGAAAAATGGATTGAAAGGTTTATACTATCTCAGAACAGAAGCAAAGCAAAGAGCTGAGACAGTATCAGATAAAGTCGAAAGACAGGCATTGCAAGAGGATACACGTACTATCATCTATGGTAGAAACACCTGTCCTTATTGTATGAAAGCAAAAGAAGAACTGTCACTTCGTGGTATTCAGTTTGATTATATTAATCTTGATGAGATTGGTAAAACTGCAGCTGAAGTCACAGGACGTAAAGTTAAAACTGTTCCACAAATCTATGTGGATGGTCAATATGTTGGAGGCTATGATGAGCTCATGGCTTTCCTCAATCAACCAATGACAATAGAGAGCGGCGATGAATGCCGAGCATGCGAGGGTTAAATGTCACTATTAGAACAATCAAAAACATACCGACCGTTCCTATATCCATGGGCAGTCGAACTCACAAAGAAACATGAAGAAATCCATTGGGTGGAAGATGAAGCCGAACTGTCAGAAGACGTTCAGGATTGGAAGACAAAACTAACAGATGATGAAAAAGAATTCATTACTCAGGTTCTTCGTCTATTTACTCAATCAGATGTTCAGGTTGGTGAAAACTATCATGAACTTCTAATTCCAAAGTTTAAGAATAATGAAGTACGTAACATGCTTTCATCATTTGCAAACCGTGAAGGTGTGCACCAAAGAGCATACGCACTATTGAATGATACACTTGGTTTGCCAGATGAAGAATTCCATGCATTCCTTGAATATAAAGAAATGGCAGACAAAGTTGAGTTCATGTCACAAGGTAATCCTAATACACAAATGGGGTTAGCTCAAATCATGGCACAGTCTGTGTTTAACGAAGGCATGTCACTGTTCTCATCATTCGTAATGCTACTGAACTTCCAGCGCTTTGGTAAGATGAAGGGTATGGGTACAATCGTTGAATGGTCTGTACGTGATGAGTCAATGCACGTACAAGGTATTGCTAAACTCTTCCGTGAGTTCTGTGATGAGCATCCACGTATCGTAAATGACGAACTCAAATCAAAAATCTATGAT